TTACTGTTTAAGTCCGTAAGTTGGAATACAAGAGTACGAACAACGTAATTGTTATCCGTAGTAGATTCACGATTTGATATAATGTGCGTTTGCATCCCAAATACATTTGACCATGCAAATCGTTCTCTTATAATAGAAGCAATAAGATCGTGTCTTGGAATACCTGTTAATTTATCCATCCTATCATTGCCATGAACAAAAATAGTAAAAGTAACCAACGTTTCTTTTAATCCAGGTTGATATCTAACTGTGTCTTGAAAACTTACTTGATAACAAAGATAATTTCGTACTTTTGTCTGAGTGTCTGGAATAAATAAATACGGAAGTATATTTCCATCGCCTGCTGTATCTGAAAAATATCTATCCCATTCTCCAAGAGGCTCGTATTCCTTCTTTTCTTCATTCCATTCCCAATTGATATTACCATCATCATCA